TTAAATGTTTTACACATGATTGTTCATTAGAAAGTTATTCACTTCCTAAAACTAAAGCTATTTCTTATAAAAGTTTACATGATATAAAAGAGTATACAACTTTTAAAGAAGCTAATGCAATACATAATGGTACAGAAGATGGTCAGGTTGATTATAATTGGAGACTTGATATTCTTAGATGGGCACATAAAGTCTATGCTCTAACAGAATATGCATTTGAATTAGCAAAAAAAGATAAAGAAGCAGGATGGTTGATATGGATTGATGCTGATTCTTTTGCCAAGAAAAGATTAGTACCTGATGATATACTTGCCATGCTACCTGAAGCTTGTGATATAGCTTATGCAGGTATCAGAACTACAGATGATAAAGCACAATATCTTGATACATCTTTTATGGCTTTCAATCTAAATAAAAAACCTGCTCTAGATTTATTAGGTGATCTAAGAGGTGCTTATAATTCAGGAGAACTTATATCCTATAGAGAATGGCATGATGCTTTTATAACAGAAAGATTATTGAATATTTATAAAGCACATGGTATGAAAATTATATCACTTGATGGTGTATCTGATTATATTATGCATTTTAAAGGTATACAAGATGTAACTATGCTACCTGTTAGAGATAGTTCTGGTGAAAGATTATTTAAATTATCTGCAGATGATACAAGTCCAGATATTATGCCAAATAGATATAAACAAATTCTAGAAATTATAGAGGAATATAAACCTAAATCATTTATAGAAGTAGGTACTTGGAATGCAGGTCGTGCTATTGAAATGGCTCTTACTGCATTTAAACACCATGATGAAATACTTTATAAAGGTTTTGATTTATTTGAAGATGCTACTACTGAAACAGATATAGAAGAATTTAATGTTAAAGCTCATAATACTAAGTCTGCAGTAATGAAAAGATTAAAAGAATTTAGAGCTAAGATGATGAAGGAAAAGAAAGTCTTTACATTTGAAATAGGTAAAGGTAATTCAAGAGATATATTAAAAGATCGTGATGATTTAAATGCTGATTTTGTTTTGATAGGTGGTGGTAATAGTATTAAAACAGTAGCAAGCGATTACAAAAATTTAAAACATAATCCTATTATTATGATTGATCATTACTTCTTAGAAGACAAAGATGGTAATCAAACTTCTGAAGAATATCATGGAGCTAATAAAGTATTAGATCAAATTAAAAAGAATAAAGATAAAAGTATTAGACATTGGGTATTACCTTCAGGAGATAGAGTTCGTGGTGGAGGACATACACATTTATCTATTATTTTAAATGATAAAAAATTATCTGATATTCCTAAACCTCTTTTAAATGTACCTATCGTAGTTAATCCTAGAGATTGTGTATCAAAAGATTATATACGTAATAATATAAAAGAGAATATGACTTTGATAGATGATAAAAAATGGTTGGGAAAATATCTTTATCATTCAGGTAGAGCTATCATAGTTTCAGGAGGACCTTATACAAACTATGATGAATTAAAAACAACTATTAAAAAGTATGATGGTCAAGCAAAAATTGTATGTGTTAAACATTCTTATTTAAATTTATTAAAGAATGGTATTCAACCTTGGTCTTGTGTTGTTCTTGATCCCAGACCTATTACAGGAACGAGTACACATGGAATTGTAAGAAAAGATTTATTTAAGGAAGCTGATCCTAAGACTAAATTTTTTGTATCTTCTATGACTGATCCTTCTGTTACAAAATATCTGAAAGAAAAGAAAGCTAATATCTGGGGATGGCATGCCTTTACAGAATCATTAAGAGATCCTGAAGACCAGAAGAAAGGTATAAAAAATAACCAAGTTAAAGTAAATGAAGATCTAGGTATACCACAAGGAGCTACCCTCATAACAGGTGGCACGTGTGCTGCTATGAGAACCATAGGTATCATGCATACTATGGGCTTTAGAGCTTTTGATTTATTTGGTTTTGATTGTAATATGGAAGAACCTACAAAAGAAATGAGGAAAGAAACAACAGGTGCTGAAGATGAAGAACCAAGACCTAAGTATTTTCAAGTAGGTGTAAGAAATCAAAACTTCTGGACAACAGGAGAACTATTAGCTATGGCTCAAGATTGTGAACGAACTTTTTCTGATCAAAAAATGGAAATGGATTTTACTTTTCATGGGGAGAATACATTAGTAGCTGCTTTATGGGCAATAGCTCAAGAGAATAAACAACATAAAACTTTTGAGGAAGTCTTTAATGACTGATTACGTACTACCACGTAAACCAAAACCATCTCAAGAGTATGTTGAATTACTAGATGCTTATAAAGATTTGCATAATGATACAGGTGCATTTAAAGGTATAAGTTTAGTACCTTTTATATCTTCTATAAAAGATTTGGTAGTAAGTAATAAATGCAAAACATTATTTGATTATGGTTGTGGTAAAGGTTTACCTTATACAAAAGATTTTAAGAAAACAGATCCTCATAATGAAATTAAATATTTTACTAAACCTGTACAAGATATATGGAATATAAAAGAATTTTTTCTTTATGATCCTGCACATCCTGACCATGATAAATTACCTAATAAAAAATATGATATAGTATTATGTACTGATGTATTAGAACATATACCTGAAAGTGATTTAGATTGGGTAATAAAAGAAGTATTAAGTTATGCAACTAAAGTAGCTTTCATAAATGTTTGTTCAGTAGAAGCTCTAAAAACTTTCCCAATAGGAAAACATAAAGGAAGAAATGTTCATGTGTCTGTCTTTAGTCATGAATGGTGGATAAATAAATTCTCTACAATTTGGAGAGATTTTAAAAATGTAAAAATTTATATAGCAACAACAAATACAAAAGGTACTATTGGTACTTGTATAAAAAGGAGAGAACCAAATGTTAAATCTATTAACAAGTCTGTTACCACTAGTTAGTGGTGTTCTTGATAAAGTTATTCCTGATCCTAAAGCTAGAGAAGCAGCAAAATTAAAACTTATTCAAGAAGCACAATCAGGTAAATTACAAGAAGTTGAAAAGCAGTTGTCAGCTATCGTAGCTGAAGCCCAGTCCAAAGATCCTTGGACATCTAGAGCAAGACCTACATTTCTATATGTAGTGTACTTGTTAATATTAACATCAATACCTATGGCACTTGTTCATGCCTTTAACCCTGAACTAGCACTACGATTGATAGAAGGTTTTCATGGTTGGTTAGCAGCTATACCTGAATCTATTATAACATTATTTGGTGTGGGTTATCTTGGTTATACAGGTGCTAGAAGTTATGATAAATATAAACGATTAAAATAGAGAGGAAAGATATGGTTATTAAAACTAAAAAACCATTTAAAAAATTTATGGTAAAATATAACATCAAAAAATCTTGGGTGGTTGTAGGTGTTATTGTTGCTATATTTATATTAGCAATACTTTTTGGAAAACCTAAACCAGCAGATGCAGATGAAGGATATAGTACTCTTCCTGGATGGTCTGGAGGTTATAGATATTACTTTAATATGGATGAAAGTCCTCAAAGTAGATTAATATTATTTGGAAAATATAAACAAAGAAGTGGAGATACTATTAAATTTGGTTGGGATAGACAAACTGGAAAAGATCTAAACCAGTTTTCATTTAACCATGATAGTAATGGTATACTATTTCTAGAACAGGAGTTTAAATTCTAATGAAAACATTTATATTAATAACTGTTATGGCTTTCATAACAGCATGTAGTGTAGGTCCTCAACAAGTTGTAACTGTTGAACCTATAGAAGAAGTAAAAGCACCAGTAATAAAAACTGCTAGTGCATGTTCAGATGAAAGGAGTTGTAAATGATGAAGACATTTATATTTACAATAATAGTATTAGGTTTAATTGTAGGTGGAGGTTATTATTTAACTCAATATGATGCTCCAATACTTACAAGTGAAGAACAATAATGCCAGAAATATTTTATGCAGCTATACTTATCGTATGTTTTCATGGTGATTGTACAAGATTTGAAAGTGTTCCTTATTCAAAAAATATAGGATATGAACATTGTCAGAAGATGTTACGTTATACATTTCAGACACAAGTAGGACCTTACTATGATGAGATTATTGACTTTGAACAATCTGTTCCTGAAGATATTGTTATTCAGTATGCAGGTTGTGATGTAACAGATCGAAGACCTGAAACAGATAATGACTGGAAAATAATTCCTGATGTTGATAAAGATTTAATACCTGATCAAAATGATTTACGTTGGCAACAACAGAAAGGTAGAGAACTATAATGTCTTGGTTAGTAATTTTACTTATACTTCTGTAATGTCTTTAAACGAAAAACAAGAACGATTTGCTCAATCATATATCCTGCATAGAAATGCAACTGAAGCTGCAAAGACTGCAGGATATGCTGAGAAATCTGCATACAATCAAGGTTATAGAAATCTTCAGATAGAAGAGATACGAGATCGTATTGAAGAACTTGAAAATAATCTTGAAACAAATGTGGATGTTATATCTGAAATAGAAACACAATATACGTATGCCAAAAATAATGGACATACGAATAGTGCTATTAAAGCATTGGAATTATTGTCTAGGGTGAGAGGTGCCAAGAGTGATAAGGCATTAGATATATCGCCTGAAGGACTTGAAGCGAATATTGTGGAAACTTTACAGATGTTAGGTAAGAAAAAGGTTATGGAGTTTGTTAAGAAGTGTAAGTTTTAAATAGTTATTTTGTTATCTCTCTATCCTTTGTGTGTTATAGTTTTTCTATTTTATTAAAGAGAGCTTTTTCTAATCGAGGTAGTAGACGAATACCACAGTACCCTATTAAAAATGCAATGGCTGGTCCTGCTGTTATTGGAAGTTCCCAATAACCCATAATAGCTGGTATTAATATTTCAGCAGAAATAATTCCTACAAGTACAGCAACACCTATATCCCATATTTTAATCTTACGATTGACAATCCAATTTGTAATACCACCTAAAGTTGAACCAAAAATACAACAAAGTTTTGCACCAAAAGTAATTAGCAACCACTCCATTATATAAACCTTTGTGTGTTATAGTTTTGTTTTGTTAGATTCATTATTCTACC